TGGGTTCCGCCTTGGGGCAGGTCTTTTAGTATTTTACCCTCTGAATAAATACCAACGCATTTTTCTTTTTCGTCTAGGGCTTGGAATAACAATGCTGACCTTCTAGTAATATTGTTTTAGGTAGTCGTTAATATACCCCATTGAGGTCTCTTTGTCAATATTTAAATAAAGATTTTCTATTTTCGCAAGAGCATTCGTTATTTTACCCGATGTTGTATTTGCTCTTACTTCTCTCATGCGAATTAAAAAATATATCTTATACCAGAACAACTCATTGTATTCTGCGTCGTATTGTTCTTTTGTTATATCATCTTTATAAATCTTGCTGATTGCAATAGGCAAAAGAGCAAAATTAGTTTTACCTAGCTCATCTTTATTTTTAATAGTTTTACATGGCTGCGGAAGAGTATCATATGGTCGAAAGTCAACATATCTTTTATAAAAATCAAACATCATGTCTCTAATACTTTCCAAGTCCAAATCATGTGTTCTATAAAAATATTCTTCATAGAAGTCTGCCAAGTTCCATTTTACCAATGGCACTGGTAAAGTATGAATATGTGGTCCGATGCCTGTTGATGGATCATTCGATTTTGGAGTGCCATCTGGAATTATTTTGTAATCTACAATATTATGCCCGTGATGTTTGTTTGGATTTCCGGGAGCAGTATGTTCGTCTGTGAATCCATTTCCATATTCATCAATATAATATGAGTGAGCATGTGTCGATCCGTTTGATAAATATGGTGTGGTTGTCAACTCCAAAATGCCTTGTCTTGGCAAAGTGTATAGGTTCATATAGTTGCCCATATATGCCATCATTTTTGGAGAAGTAATATTGGCAACCAGTCTCCAAGGAACATTTTTATCCAGCATAAACCCAAAAGCTGCTGCGGCTGTTGCATATTCTTTGAAGTTTCTATTGTTGATATACTTATCAAACTTTTCATAATCACTATCTAAGTCGCCTTCTTCTAGATGTATACAAAGACCAGAATGACGAGGATCCGAAAAAGAAGATTGCATCATACCAGTATATGTTATTGGAATATCTGAGGTCATAAAATTTAAATAAAAGTTTAAAAAAACATCCATAAATCCTTGGAAGTTCTTTATTTTTGCTCTGTATTCTATCGTAAGAAAGCTGTCGATAAAAGCATCGTATAGTCCTTGTTTTAAACTATCATAATCTTTATCTGCGTTTTTCCATCCCTTTTTAGCAGACATTTGCTTTTTTAATCTCTCTCCATCCTCCATCATCTTAATGGTGCCTTTCGTATTCATATAAAATAAGAAGTCTTTATAAGCATCGCAAACAAAATTTAATGCATATATCTTACCATCTGTCCCAGCCAAATCTTTTAAATAAGCTGAATCTGGTATAAGATATTGCTTTTTTAAATCAATAAGACCATATTTTTGATATTTTCCATTTCTAAAATCAATCGGGACTGGGAAGGTTGGATCTTTAGAAGAAGGATAAAGCTCATCGTAATTCTTTCTTTGAATAAAAAGACTCTTTGTTTTCATTCCGCTGTTTCCAAACATTCCTATATTTTCATATATTTTAAAAGACATAATATTTTAACCTATTGTGGCTTATATGGTTGCGAACTTGATTTGCCAATACCAGAATGGCTTTGCCATTTAGCCGTTATCGTTGTTATCCATTTTCGACCTTTTAAACTATTATTAACATTTGTAATAAGATAGTATCCTTCAAGACCTAAATGAGAAGCTAGATATGGATCGGCGTTGGTATAAAAAGTTCCCATTGTATTCAATGACGAATGGATGTGCATACCGGGAGCGAATATTGTGTTTCCCATCATCTCGATTGTTAAATCAAACTGGTTCCACAGTTCCCTGTGTTCATTGCCCTCTTCCATTGCTCTTACTGCCATCATCTCAGTTTGGTATCTTTTCTTTACTTTCTTGAAGTTAAAAGCGTTGTCTATTGCGTAAACTTCACCACCAACTATAAAAGAATAAACACCGTGTTTTGCTCTTATATCCACAAAAGACTGTCCGGGTGTAACATTTGAAACAGGAATGTTGAATCCCAGCGAGTTAGAACCATACATATAAAAATATCGATATGTATTTGTTGGTGTAGCATAAAGTGAATCTGCATATTTTTGAAGCTGGCTTATATATAGGTCTCCGCCATCTCTTGTTTGAATTAATGGCAATCTTTTACCAAGCTTTGTGTTTCCAAGATCTGCTGGATGTCTATCTGAATCTGCATATAAATTAAAAGTGGTGTTTTTTATTTGCGGAATATCTCTAGAAGATTTATTATATCTATTTGAAACCGAAGCCAATATGGGAGATACAAGCTGGGTTGCAACATCTTGTAAAAATTTAGTTACGTCATATTTGTCAATATCTGGCTCGACAATATTCTTCTTGAACCACTTGATCAGATATTTCAAGCTTACTGGTATGTCTCCTATATTTATAGAATGCTCTTTCCCGGATCCCAATGGGTCTATTATTTTTACTGATCCTAAAATAACTCCCATTTGTGAATCATCTAGCATTTTCTTTACCCCGGTATATTTAAGGGCAACATCTATAAAATCTCCTAAATAAATATAATAAACGGTCACATCTTTGCCAGTTATGGGAATGACACTGCTTGCCCCAGCAATCTTAGAAGCTATGATCTTTTGAATGTTTACTTGCTCTGGCAGGCTGACTTCGGCTTCATCTGCGGTTTCTCCTGCGGTTTTTCCTGTATCTTTTACAGATTCTGCAACAGTTTTATGGGTTTTTGCAACCTCTGCTTTGGTCACCGTCATAGTTACGCTACTAGTAGCATCTTTTTTCATTTGATCAAGCTGTTGTTTTGTCTGATTCATGACAGCTTGCTCATCTAGACTAGGACCTTCTCCTTTTGTGGCGGTATCTAGTTCTATTGCTTCCTTAACATATGCCTCTATAGTATTATCGTATTCTTTTGAGAAAAGAACCAAATCTTTTGTTGGTATTTTGGCTTCATATATTTTTTGATCTTGAAATAAATATTCTAAAAACAGATTATATTTTGCTATCTTGTTTTGATTAACCAATCTTTCGTTTATTTCTGCTAGTTTGGCGTCTCTTGCCTGTGTTATCGCACTTTTTTGTTCATTAAGATTTTTTAAAGATTGTACATAATTTCCCCCGTAGGGCTGCTTTGTTTGATTAAGCTGCATATGGAAATCATTTTTGCTTTCAATAATATCTATTAATCTTTGGTCCCTTTTGCCGTTAGGGCCGGAGATAGGACCGGAAAGTCTTTTAGCCTGTAGTTCATAAAAGTTTTGATTCAAATCTGAATCAAACTCATCTTCATTTGTTGTGCCATAAACATCCTGCTGGGTTTCCCGAACAATATCCGCTGTGACTTCCACTCTTCTTTTCTCCAGTTCAATCAAATGTGTTAAAGCGGAGGTGGCACTTTCTAAATTGGCTAACTGTTCGTTCATGTTAGTTAAAGTTTTTGAGGCATCAACTTGCTCACTAATCTGCTGTGGCGTCAATATCCTGCCTCTAAACAAATCAAAGCTTAGTTTTTTACTAAAGTCTTCAATAAATGAAATATAGTTTAAGGTTAGTGTTACCTTCCCGTTGTCTTTAACATCAATATCGTAATCAATCAACTCAAGTTCAAGAGCCATGTTGCCGTAGCTTTCTACAGTGTTTGTAAGACTAACAATTTCATTAATATAATCAGGGTCCTTACTATATGTATCTACGAGAGGTGGCATATATCCCAATCTTAAAAGTAAGCCATAGCCGCCATAATACTCTTGATTTGTTTTGGGGCGACCTCTGGCAAACGACAGCAAATCTCTAAGTCTAAACCCGTTCTGGTTTGTAGGGCTTGTGGCATCTGCACCTATTTCAAAATCCAGTGCCAAGATTGAATCTAAAACAAACTTTATATTTACATCTACCATCCTAGATGCTGCAAACGGATTTTGATTTTTTAATTCAAAATCAATCGATTCAATGTCATATCTCATATTTCCATAATAAAAAACCTGTTCACTTTTATCGGCTGATTTATTTGCTGCTACGTCGCTAAGTTTTGCTATTTGATCATAGTTATTTAATGGGACATTTTGTGTAAAAACTACTTTTGTTTTGTCTCTGGGGTCTCGATGAACTCTGGTCATTTGAACATACGGAATTAATTCTCCTCCAATAAGTTTTCCGAGTTTTATAAAGTTCATTTTATCTTGCCACTTGGTGCCTCTCATCTGACCTATAAAAGAAGATGGATCTGGATGCTCATACATCCAAAATGATTGGTTACCGCTCTCACCATAACCTGTTCCATTAATAACTCTACCAATTTCAGAAAACTCTTGCATTTTGGCGAATAACATATTCTGTTCTGCCTGAACAAAATCGATTTTGTTAGTTTGATAAGATAAATGATTCTGTAGTTCTTGTAATTTTTTCTTGTCAGCCATCTTAATACACTATCACTCGTAAAACTTCTTGTAAGTTAATTGGTATGCGAATAATATCGCCATACTCAAGCAACTCCTCTGTTGAATATTGATTATAGAACGCTATAACCCAACCATATGTAGGATTACCGTAGTATTCATGTGCTAGCTTATAAAAATGATCTCCTAATGTCCAGACATGATTTACAGTTTTTATTCTTGCTCGAACTTCTGGAGGAGGGTATACAAATCTGGGTGTAGTATATTGCTCTACTGCATTGGCCCCTCTTCTCTCAAGGATCTGCCTATATCTGTTAGTATCATTTATACTTGTTCTTCTATTTCCATATCTAGATGCCATTAATTATTATCTCCTGTCAATCCCCGAAAAGTGCTTTCGCAGCATTTACCGCTCGGTCCCACAGATATTGTGTTTTTTCTCCTGCCGGAGTTAAAGCTTGACCATGTTGTTCTTCGGTTGCTAAATTTCTTGACTGTGCTTCCTTCTCCTTTTGCTCTGGTGTTTTAGATTCGGTTCCGGCTGTGGGCGGATCCTTATTCACATCCGGCTGGTTTTCTGGCATATCTGCTCCTTTCTTCTTAAGAGACACTGAGGCACCAATTCCGTAAGGGAAATGTTGAAAACCACCATCAGAATCTGCTTCTCCTTTTTGACCGCTTGTATCTGAATATCCAATCTTTACATGTTCTGGCAGGAAGGTAAAAGATACTTTAATATATTTTGGATATATCTCTTCTTTAGAAACCTCAAATACACCATCTTGTAAATCAAAATCATAGGTTAAGTTTGTAATGTATCCCGGAAGATATCCTTTCATCCTGTGATCACAAATAAAGTTCATCATTTTAACTTTAACTTTTGGGATTGTTTTTATCGTTCTAGAGCCATATTGATTGGTATATGTTGGATAAGTTAGTTGAGCTAGCTTTGATATATTTGTCATATTTGACCTTGCAAAGGCATAGCTTTCTGCAACTAGTTGTATTGTTATACTCATCGATCTCGGGGTGCTACTGTAGTGTTTTATTGTGTCGGGTGAACCCATCCCTTCTGTTTCTTCATACTTTGTTGCAAAACTATCATTAAAACTAACAACATATCCTGAAGCAAAATCAACTCTCACTGGTGCCCCTCCGGGCTGACCAGCAACGACCGATAATATTCTCCTACTTACATATGATGTAAAAGCATTATTCATTATTTGCTATTCCTATTGCAATGTTCCATTCATTGCATTGACAACTGCTTTATCAAATTGTCTTCCGCCAATATTAAGGGCAACTTCAACTGGTTTTTGGTTTGGATTCTGCTCTGTGTTTCCTGCTATTTTTTCAAGCATTTTCAACATTTTATCGAACTGCCCGTCGTCTTTTCTAGTTTGTCTTAGGGCTACACCTGTCTCTTGCAAACTTCTCGCTAAGTTACCAGATTCCTGTGCTTTAATCACACTCATTGGTTGAACAAACTCTCCTCTTGGGCTTGGACCCTCGCCTGCAATAAAAGAAGATCTAATGTTGTCGCCACCAGACCTAAAGGACGGGAAAGCATCGCTAGCTTGCATACCTGTTATTGATTCCGAAGTTACACCGCTGGCTGCACCATATGATATTACATTTTGTTTTGGAACTTTTGGTTTGGTGTTGCCGGAGAACATTTTCATAAGACCTGCTGCTCCAGCAGCAAAAGCTGCACCGGCTGCTAGCGATTTCACACCAGCATCAAACTTTCCTAGTGCTGCGAAAGCTGCAACGATAGCGATAGTCAGCAAAAAGATAGATTGTGTCATATTATCTATGCCTGCTGTATCCATCACAGCCATAAGTCCGAATACCGCCATCACTCCTGCTGCCGCCATTCCAACCATTGTAAGGGCACCTGCCAATGTCATATTTGCGAATGCGGCCCTAATAGATGCTGCTGCTCCACCATTTTTGGCGACAGTGTTTTGGTTCTCAACAACGGTGTTGCCTTCTGTGACAACGGTGTTTAAGCCGGTGGAGCGGGTATCCGCATCAGTTGCAACAGTTTTATATGTCATTGTTGTCCAATCCAACTCAGTAGCAGCAGTTTTTCTACCTATTGCAGCAGCTGATAGATCATCAGCCATCATTTTTCTGCCTGTTGATACTACTGATGCCTCTGTTGCAGCGGTCATCGCTTGCTGTGCTGCGGCTGCTCCCCGCACTGCGTCGCCGACATCGGTTACCATTTTCTTTGCAGCCCCCATGCCGTTATAAAGCTTTGATAAGACCATAAGACCACCAGCAATACCAGCGCCCCACAACACAAAACCACCTGCCGCAGAGTTGAGAAATTCTCCGAGTGGTGCAAAGGCTTTTGCAAGTTTTTCAACACCTGCACTTAACTTGTCAACAGCCGATGTAGCATCTGATACCATATTTGCAAATTCTTCTTCTTGAGAAATCATTGCCTCTTGAGGGCTTAAGGTGCCTTCCAGCATGGCTCTAAGATTACCAACGCTAATACCAAAACTGTCAGCCAACATTTTTTGCTCGAAGAAGTTCATGTTCTCGAATGATTTACCAGCCGCATTAAATCCTTGTCTTAACATCTCCAACTGAGCAAATGGTCCTTCTGCTGCTGCCATTACCAAATCATATGTATTAATAAACGAGCCACCCATTGCAAGATTGAAGGAAGCAACTTTGTCTGCTGCCTGATCAAAAGTATCCATTCCCTGAGAAAGTGCGAACAAGTTTTGTCCCAACGACCCAACTTCCATCCCAAGAGACTTAGCAGTTTTTGCTGTTCTCATAAAGATTTCAGGAGCTTGGCGTCCAAAAGCAGCAAGTTGCGGTTCTAGTGCTGTAAACTGTTGTGCTAAAACCTGCGGAGGGATTCCAGCTTGGCGACCCTCAACTGCGAATCTTTTAAGAATCTTTTCGGCTTCTGTTACTCCCATGCCCAAACCGGACACAAGGAAGTCAAAAGAATCACCAGTTGTTCTGGCGTCCATTCCCAACTTTTCCAGACCAGCAGCAGTTGCAGCGATCTGTGTTCTGGTTTGTGGAGCTAAGGTTGAGAACTTAGTAAAACCTGCATATAAACCTGTGAATGCTTCAGAGGCTTCTTGTAATCCAATCCCTAGATTAACAGTCAAATCAAAAGTGTCAACCATCTCAGAGTTAAACTCTCTAGACGCACCAGTTGTTTGGACAAATGAAGTTGTCAGTTGATCCATTCTAACGGCTAGTTCAATTGTGTTGCTCACAAAAAAGGAAAGAAGGTTGGCAGGATTAAACATTTCCATCAATGAATCTGTTATTCCTTCAAACACAGAAACAAGACCGGATCCTGACTTTTCACCAGTAACAAGTTCGGCGGTTGCTCTTGCTAATCCACCAACAATTCCTTGGTCTAGATCTGGCGTTAACTTTATTAAGTTACCGAGGCTCTCGACCATTCCAGCACCAGCACGAATGCCGTCAGCCTGTATTGAAACTAGTTTCTGCTGTGATCGTAAAAACTTTTCCGTCTTTTTAAGTTTTTCATCTAAGTTTTTAAGTTCTTCTTTGTCTGATTCTTTTGTGCTACCTGCTAGTTTAGTTCTTTCTTTCTGGATTGCCTGTATTTCATCCAGAACCTCAAGCTGTGCCTTATAGCTGTTTAATGTTATTTGATTGGTTCTTTGCGACTCATAAAGTTGTTTTTTGAAACTTTCAATCATTTCATCTGATTTATCTGATTGGGCTGAAATGATTTCATTTAACTCTTGTGCTAGACGCAGTTCTTCCCTATACTGCCTTGCCAGTTGCTCTGCTTGTGTAATATGTTCACCATTAAGTCGGCTTACTTCAGATTGCAAACGAACCTGATCTTTCAAGGCTTTGTTGGCTTCTTTAATAAGCTTATTTATTGTTTCTCTACTTATCTCTTCTTTGGTGTATTCTTCATCTGCCATATGTTAGTTCTCACTTAAAAGGCCACTTTATTCCTGTTTCTCTTTCAAAGTTGGCAACTGCTCTTTCTAATCTGTGTCTGTTTCCCAAAGTCCTTGGATCTGATAAGCCATGCTTTTCAAAACTTTGTAAATATCTTCTTTCATTTCCCAATGCTCTTGCAAAAGAAGAGACTTGAGAGTTTGTTCCTCTGAGCCTGACTGGTAAAAAGGCTTGCGGTCCTCCGAACATATACTTTAAAATCAGTTCAATTTGACCAGCCATGACCCTTAAAGACATCTCATCAAGGTGATTTGATGTCAAGTCAATCTCAAGGGGTGCTATTTTTTCTTCATTTATATCATTCATTATAGCGTTCCTCCAGTATAAATAGTTGTAAATAGTAAAAAAAAAGACCAAAAACAAATCTTGTCCTTGGTCTATTATCTAGATTTTCTTTTTGCCTTTTCTATTTCTTCTCTCTGTTGTTCAAAGTGTTTTTCTAATCTCGACAAAAACCATCGACGAATCATGATTGGCAAGTTGTAAGCCTCGATAAAACTCCAGCCACCATGATGCTTTAACAAAAACAGTTCTTCATAAACAGATTGAATGTATTCATCACTTAGGCCAAAAAAAGTCAGTGCTAAACGGCACCTCCATTTCTTGCTCATGGCTGCACTCTGGGCATTCAAAATGTTGGGCAAGGTCAACATTAGGTGTAATAGCTTTGTATGCCCCTCTAAGATATCTAGAGTCTAAGGCTGGCATCATATCAACAAAATCTGAGATTTCTTTTTTATTTTCTATACCATTAACAGAAGTGATATATCTCTTCATTTGATCTGTCATACCAAGTTCAGGAAGTTTGTTTTTCTTTCTTATTTTGTTGCTGTTTATAATAGCCGTTTCGTCAGCACCAGTAAACGGTCTTACTTCGATCTCTACCCCAGAATTTGGGAGAGTTAGAAGCAGGGTTCCTCTTTCTGTCTGCTGATGCTCATAAATACTCGAATCCGCATTGGAAGGACATACTTCGTTTAAATCAAACGCATGTTCTGTAATCGAGCCACAAGCAGGGCATAGAACTTTTGTATTATACTCTGCTCCATATCCTGTAATTCTTGATGCAACCAATAGTGCGTTTTTGTCGCCGACAAGCAAGTGATCGACGTTGATTGACTTGTCTACAATAACACTCTGGAGTAGTCTATCTAAAACTACTCCTTTGGTAATGTAAGACTTGTTTACCAAGATGTCTTCATCTTTAGCGGTCATATGTCTAATCTCAACAGATTCGACACCGTGCAGCGAAGATCCTTGTGGATAAAACTGCCCCTTGGATGGAAGGTCAACAATCTCTGTTGCCACCACAAAGGACATGCTTTGTTTTTCTTGAATTAACTGTTGGGGGGGTGGGGATTCATCGGGAGCCAATGGTCCCCCGAATCTATCTTCATTATCTCTAATGCTCATTTAAACCTCTCTTTATAAATAAGTATATCACTTTTAAATAAAGAGTTTAAATATTTTTTTTATAGACCTGAAAGTTTATCTGCGCCTTTTTCAATGGCATCAATTCCGGGAGGATTGGTTCCTGCTACATTGAAATAAGTTGCAAAATCGTAACGAAGCTCAACATCCATCGAAAGAAGCGAATCATCACTATAGTCGTAATCTCCCATTGTAACATTTTTCATCCAAGCATTATGCAGAGTCCAAGTATCGAGCGGAGACCCATCTGAGCCGAGAGACTTTATCTCTACCAATCCCATGACCTCAGTTGCCGCTGCCTTAGACATTGTTCCATAGGAGGATCCGGGATTACCAGCCAAGTTTGCAGGAATTTGATATCCAGCGGCACCCAAAATGCCAACAAGCAATGCAGTTGCATCAGGAGATACAGGATCAACAATGGTAAAGGAAACTGTTTGCCACTCTACACGACCGGGAAAATAGAAAGTATGATTGAGATACGAGTGAGTTGCTTCAGTAATATTGAAGCTTGGTCTATTGACTTTTGTAATCATCCAACTAGCATCTGCGCCAGCATTTGGAAGGTTAAGCAAAAATCTATACTTTCTTTTTGGTGATGTTTGTGGGTTTGCCCAAAATCTATTTTCTGCCATTGTATTAAGTTTCCTTTATTAATAAATAGTATTTATTTTATTTTTTTAATCTTCAAATCCTGCACCGGAGTTTGTGATTACGAAATCGATTGCGAAGAACTCAACAGCCTTAGTCGGTTTCAAGAAGATCTTTGCGTAGATAACGTTTCTATCAATAAGATCTGGTGTAGTTGTTGTTTCATCCAAGACCACTTTGAAGGCATCTAAACCAAACTGGTTTTTAATGTTGTTCAAAAATGGATTTACTTGACTTGTAAATCTAGACCAAGTTGCTGCAACATTTGGCTCGAACAAGATGTTAGATGCGATTCTTGAGATTTCTTTCTTCACGAAGATCATCAAGCGTCTAACATTGATTCTGTCCAAAGCAGAAGGAGTAACTTGAAGAGTCTTTTGACCGAAGATTACAATTCCTTCATTTGGGAAAGAAGCGATTGGGTTGATGTTTGCATCATAAAGAAGATCTCTCTCTTTGGAGGTCAGCTTGCTTCTAACGTTTGTCACAGGAATACCTGCTGCTCCTGCGGAAAGACCACCACGATTAAATCCTGCTGGTGCAAACCAAGGTGCTGCTTGTCTATCGTTGAAAGACATTGCACCGAGTGCTGCGACAGATGGGGGTGCCCACAAGCTGCCTCCTGTGATTGTGTCGCTGATTCTAACCCAAGGGTAGTAAACTGCACCGTAACTTGAGTTCAACGCTCTTGCTGTCATATTGTTAACAACGTCTACTACATGAGTAGCACTAACTCTAAGCTGCTCTGTCTTATAGTTTTCAGAAGCAGGTTCATATCCGCCTTTTGGATCAATAAGAGCAAGAGCATCTCCACGAGATTCACAAATATTAATCATTTGGGTTGTAAGCCCTTCATTGACAACACCCGGAGCAGTAAGGATATTTCCCTCAACAAACTCTGGATCTGCGAACATATCAATCGCTTTTCTTACCGAGTAAATGCCAGAGTATTGAGTTTCTGCTCCACCGTCTACCAAAGATCTGCTTTGGTTGAAAGGTTCTTTCTCGGTAATATCAAACCCATTGAATCCTCCGAAAAGAGGAGCAGTGAACTGATCAAAGCCAGCATCAAGGATTGCTTTGTATGTACCAGTCATGGCAGTCTTTGAAGAGCCTAACTCTCGAGAGCCAGATTGATAGAACACAGATCCAAGCGTAGACGCAGTTCCGTTTGCATCAACGATATCGTCCAAGGTAAAGAACCAAGAAACTTGTGTTTCATCATTGTCGGCAGCAAATGTGCTAAGTGCCGATGCTAATGGGTAAGTAACATCTTGCATTGATTGATCGTAAACAACAGATCCGCTGCTTCTAGTGAATGTTGCGCCGAAGTAAGCGTCTTTTTGATTGCTCAATTCTGTTGTGCTTGCGCTCAATCTCAAAGGCACTGCTGGGAACAAGACAGAAGCAGTCAATGGCTGTGCATAAGAAGGGATTGCCATTGTCTTAACCCTGTCTGCCGATCCAGTAACTGCCCCAAAGTTTTGCGGATAAACAGAGCCTGATCCCAAAACAACTGGTGCAGAAACACTAGTTTGATCACTGAATCCTTCTGGATGGTTCGCAGAAGTAATCGTAAAGTCTTTATACTTGACTGGACCTTCGACACCAAATGGGAGAGCTTCCGGATTTACTTGGCTAGATTCTACCGCTGGAGCCATTTCAACTCTGATGATGTTTGAAAGATTTGGATATGTTCCATATTCAACAACTCTTCTTTCTGTTTCACTCCACTGGTAATATCTATCACCAATCTTTTTCGCAAGGTAGTTTGGAGAACTAGGATCCAATGTGCATCCAGCATAACGCTCGACATAAATTCTAGCACCGTCATTGTCTGTAATATCTCTGATAGCTAAAGTAAATGTGCCATATGGCATATTATCATTCTTAGAATATCTAACATCTTCGATAGAAATCTTGTATCTTCTTTGCTCTTCTTCTCCAGTACTAATAGTGTGGATTTTGAACAATCTGTCAACAACGCCTTGACCAAGTTCTGGGTTATACGCCGGGGTCAATGTGTTCAAAGTATAGTTTGCATTTGCTGCTGTGTTTCTCAAATCTTGCGAGAAAAACCATCCAGACTGCGCTGCTTGTGTAGCAAATTTAAAAGCACCACCATCTGCAATGTCTGTTTTACCACCAAGCTGTAAAATAACACCGTAACAGCTAGATCCCGTAATATAATCCGCAACGGCTCTTTCATAAGTTTGACCAAGGAAGTAACTTTTTACTACATCTGAGCTTGTATCAACCAAGTCTGTATTTGTTTTTGTTGGGTCTGTGTTGAGAACCTTTCTAATATAGTTGTTAGAAGATCTGTTAAAGTTAATAACGGTTTCCTCAACAACACCTTGAGGGCTTGATGGATCAGTTGTTCCACCTGCTGCCCCGTTTTGGTTAATCATCCTTAATTTAAAGCTATAGTTTGGCGCTCCGTCTATAGACTTAATGAGAACGTTTGAACCAGTTGCGATGCCTTGACCACCTGTGTCGGAATCTTCACCACCCGTAAAATTGGTTCCGGTGAAAGTATTAACACCAGTCATATCAATATCAGTATTTCCAGCAGCACCAGCCACATCCTGTGTAAGTCCTATAACTCCACCACTTGTTTCAACCGCCGTGATTGCAACATCGGTTTGGTTATTGATGGCATCTCTAACTCTCTCCCCAACAGCAGCAGCACTACCCGCAGCGCCATTAACGCCGATCTTTACTCTTCCCGAGCCATCTTTAGAACCATCTACAGTTGTCTCACCAGTCAGAAAAATAAAAGTTACCGATGCCCCTGAAGTGTCTGTAAGATCGAATGTTTCGCTGTTGTTAGGACCACCCGTAGTAGTGCTGATTTGCCCTGTCGAGGCAACTGCGGTGTCGCCTGTGTAATCACCTCTGATTGTTCCAGAAAGTTGTGGTGCTCCATATCTAGAGTAGATAACCGCTGCCAGTGTTCCATTGACCCTTTCTGGGGTTCCGGCAGCACCAAGGGTTCCTCCTGTAGAGCCAGATTCAATCAAGAACAAGCCATAAGCACCACCACCTGTTCCCGGAGTCGTTCCACCGCTGTTTCTGCTTGTATCGGCGGCTGTCCAACCAGCCAAAGCTGTTGTGCTGTTTGCTGCTTGACTTGATTGGTCGCCCAAAAGACGAATAAAAGTTAAAGGAGAGTTATTTTTTAACCAAGCTTGTGCTGCATATGCTGCGAAGGTTGGAGCTTTAGGAACTCCACTTCTCCACTGGTCGCTAGCTTCTTGACCTGCAACTGGATCACCAAAGATTGTAACAAACTCTGAAAATGACTGAACAGTCGTTGGCAAGAAAGCTGGACCTCTTCTAGACCTACCAATAACTACTGGTCCGATTGCATCGCTTACTTGTGGTAACTGAGAGTTGTCGATTTCCTGAATAAATACTCCCGGTGAGACAAACTTAAAATTTTTCGCTGACATTAGTGTGTTCTCCTTTACAACGTCTTATAATAATGACGATATTATTTCTCTAGTAAATAGTGTTTTCTTTTTTGAAAGTCCTAAATTATTCTCTATACTTGCCGTCCACTCCTTTATTTTTATAATTGTTGTTACCGGAAAGCTCATCACCTAACACCACTCTTTCTCTTGGGATTCTAAACTCAACTGCATTTTCTCTAATAGAGAACGTTGGGGTGGCTTGATTTTTATCTTCGCCTATTAAGTATCCCAAAACTTGAATATTCACTTTTGTTTCAAACTTTCTCTCATCATTATCCATTCCGGAAAGATTGTTTGAAAAATTATAAGTTCCCTGAATAAAAGCCTCGTATGTGTGTCCTTCTCTCTCAGCAACAAAACTATTAATAGTTCCGGGCTTTGTAATAAACGGCTGGAGAAGTTCGTTCATTTGTTGTTGGTATTCTGTTCTCAAAGTTAACTCATAATCCATTGTTACATAAACTATTGGTGGGATTGAAATATACTCATAGACCACCTTTTCTGTTGCCTTTCTTGCAAACTTGGGACCAACTTTATTATTATATTTTCTATTAGCATCTGCATTAGCAAACTCTGATGTTTTCTTTTGGTTTATTCTTCTTGCGATTGTTATATTTCCGCCCTTTTCTTTTTGAGTTTGGATTGCAAATTGATCACCGTAGAATCCACCTCTTCTGGCAAGATCTTTATTTACGCCAGTTCTTTCTATTGTAATCGCCGGTAAAATGATTGTTCCTTCATTGTCCCTATACTCTGGGTTATTTTTGATTTGAAAGGATCTTTCTGCGGAAGACCATATAACAGGGACTTTTTCCCACCCATCTTTACCAGTCACCATTAAATCTAGCTTTTCATTTAGATAATCGTATATTGCATAATCTACTGTTTCGATAGTAGAAGGCGTAAAATGAAAGTCTTGATCTAGATTTGTTTTCTTTTCTTCTGGTATTCCTGTATAGTTTGACATATTGTTACCTATTATAGAGCGTCGAACGTTCCTTTTCTTGCCCTTACGCAATTCGCCATGATTTCATATTTATGATCAACTTGACCAAATAGTTCTTTTGGCTCATTTAAATCCAAGATTTCATAATGAAACTTGCCATATAAAACAAAATCACCTTCTCTAACAAATAAGTTTTGATCTTCTGTCAACCTTCTTTTATGGAAGTATATTTTAATCCTCGATCTTTTATCGATACCAAGAGAGGTATTGGTAGATTCTTGACCTTCCCATCCTATCAGGGCATAAACTCTAATAGGAGGCAAGAAAGTCTTTTTAATGCTCTCACCATAAAGAGGATGAAAGCTTGTTTTATCCATACTTATAGGATAATAAAGGACTGTTTGACCTATGACCCTTTCAATGATTTCGTCATTAATCTGCTTGACAAGATTACGCTCTTTCTCCCCAGTAAATAAGGGAGGAGGAGGTGCTTCGGGTTGTGACCATTTGTTATCTGCCATTTATTTTATCCTACAAAAAGTGAAGGTGGAATATTCTTTAATACATTCTGTGCCGAATCACTCATAGCACTATCTTGTTCTGCCAGTTTTGGATATGTCATTTCATCCAACACTGTTTTCAACTCATCCCTTAAAGCATTTTGTTCTTCTTTGGCTTCTGATACAAGTGCTGGACCATTTAATGTAACACTTTCATTTGGGATTGGGATGGTTGCAAACTTGCTTCTGATTAATCCGAGCATCTCTTTTGAAAGTGCAAGAGCAAATCTTCTAATCCATTGCTTACCAATAGAGTTAATGTTATCATATGGAATATTCTCGAATGGGAGTGTATTCATATTGTTAACTCCTGTTCTTCCGTCTGAGTTTTCCCCTTCTTCTGTCCAAGGATCTTCTTCTAATGTAAACTCGACCCAATATTTTGTTGGTCCACTAGTGTAAGGTTTTGGAAATAATCTCAATTTATTGTCTTTAATCTCGTAAGAAAAATGAGATGTTCTAGTGTAGATCGAGTCCTCAAATGCCATTGCTTGTGCTTTATTCTGCCAAGTTGGGATTAACTCGAATGTAGAATCATCTGAGTATTGTCCGTAATAAGACAAGTTGCCTACGGTATTCAAGCCGCCATAGTATCCATAGAATCTCCACATTGCATTAGGAGTCTTGTAGTATACTTTTCTAATCGTAACTCTTTTGTCTCCAGTAGCACCAAGTTTTCCATAGAATGGACTGTCTGTATCTGTTAAAGAAGTATTGCTAATAATACTTTGTAAATCGTAATCTTGTTGACCAACAGTAGCATCTAATGAAGCTGAATAGATTGGCTTTGTTCCCCCGAGACCCGCCTCGGTTGAGACTGAGTTTCCTATTGTTTTCGCATGTTGAAAATCAAACCTTGGATATCTTAAAGATATATCCGAACCACTTAAGGCATGACCAGAAGTTAACTCTCCGTCAGAATCAAAAGAGCCAGTAGAAGAACCAAGGACTGTTCCTAATACATTTTTGGCTTGATGAACATTAACAAGATATGAATATTCAAGACAAGCTTCTTCATAGGCTGCATAAACTTGATATTCAGTAATCTCAATATCTAGTACATCACCCCCCAACTTTTTATATACATAAGTTACTTGATCTGCTGCTCCCTCTTTAAAGGCATTGAGCGCCGTTTCTGATCTGGCATGATCTATGTAAACTCCATATGGAAGTGGGTTATCAGAACTATTAACATTTGCGACTGTCCCAGTTACTGGAAGTCTTGAAACGCTGGTAGTGCTTGCTGGTGTTAAGGTTGGGTAAGCCATTTATTTAATCTCCTTGACACGACTGTATCATAGTAATTAGTTGCCCTTAGAAGATAAAGCAAAATAGAAACAAAAAAGCCCCGCCAAATGAA